TCCCTGCATTTTGTGAGGTTTACATGCTCAAGATCACCCCCCAAGTCCTTGATTTGGTTAAGAAACTTCCTCCAGAGCAGCAATTAGAGTATTTGGAGTTGATTGAGGAGTATGAGAAGGCGTTAAAGAAGGAGGAATCTAGGGATAAGTTCATTCCGTTTGTGGAGAAGGTGTGGAATGGGTTTATTTCTGGGCGTCATCACAAGATCATGGGGGAGAAGTTTGAGGAGATTGCCTCTGGCAAGCTCAAACGGTTGATCATCTGCATGCCTCCCCGGCACACCAAGTCTGAATTTGGGTCTTATCTGTTTCCGGCGTGGTTTTTGGGCAAGTATCCCGGAAAGAAGGTCATTCAGTCCTCTCACACCGCGGAACTGGCGGTGGGATTTGGTAGAAAGGTTAGAAACTTGGTGGATTCCGAGGACTATCGGGAGATATTTCCGGATACCTCTCTACGGGCTGACAGTAAAGCGGCGGGAAGGTGGAGCACTTCCAAAGGTGGGGAGTATTTCGCGATTGGTATTGGCGGTGCGGTGACCGGAAAGGGTGCCGATTTGCTAATTATCGACGATCCCCACGATGAACAAGAGGGTCAGTCTTCCGATCCGACCGTGTTTGACCATGCTTATGAATGGTACACCTCCGGGCCTCGTCAGCGTCTTCAGCCGGGCGGGGCGATTGTGATTATCTGTACCCGTTGGTCGAAAAGAGACTTGGTGGGTCAGGTGTTGAAAGCCTCTTCCACCCGTCAGGGGGTAGATGAATGGGAAGTCATAGAGTTCCCCGCGATTCTTCCTTCAGGAAAACCCCTCTGGCCGGAGTTCTGGCCATTGCCTGAACTGGAAGCCATCCGAAATGAAATCCCGGTTCACAAATGGCAGGCCCAGTACCAGCAGGATCCGACCTCAGAAGAGGGGGCGCTGGTTAAACGAGAATGGTGGAAGACATGGGAGGGAGAAAAACCCCCTCAATGTGATTTCATCATCCAGTCTTGGGATACCGCGTTCTTGAAATCCCAGAGGGCGGACTACTCCGCCTGCACCACATGGGGGGTGTTCTATCATCCGAATGATTCGGGGACGATGGAACCGAATCTGATCTTGATCGATGCTCTTCAAGAGAAGCTGGAGTTCCCGGAACTGAAGAAAAGAGCCTATGAGCTCTATCGTTACTGGGAACCGGATGCGTTGGTGGTGGAAGCCAAGGCCGCGGGAATGCCGCTCATCTTTGAGTTACGAGCGATGGGGATTCCGGTGTCCGAATACACCCCTTCTCGTGGGAACGACAAGATAGCGCGTGTAAACTCTGTATCCGATATCTTCGCCAGTGGTAAAGTATGGTGTCCCGCAACGAGATTTGCGGAACAAGTGGTTGAAGAATTTGCATCTTTTCCTGCCGGAGAGCATGATGACTTGGTCGATAGCTCTGTCATGGCATTGATGCGGTTTAGGCGTGGTGGGTTTGTGCCTCTCAAAACCGATTATGAAGAGGACAAACTCCCTTATCGAAAACGGGTGGAGTACTACTAATGAAAGGTAAGACGGAAAAGTCCGAAATGAAAGAGGCCCCGAAATCTCGGAAACAGCCCCAAGGTAAAATGGAAAATGGCGTGATGGTCGGCGGTGCCAAGCGTTCCATGAAGATGTATGGCGGTGGTATGACCATGGGAACCAAGGGCAACGCCCGTGGCATGGGTGCTGCTACCAAAGGTGGAAAGTTCACTGATCTCTAAGGAGATTTGCCGTGGCGGTTGATCGTTCTTTGATGCCCTTCATGATGGAAGGGCAAGCGGTAGAAGTTTCTGTGGAACCTCCTGCTGATGATTCCGTCACTATCGAACTAGCCGATGGCGGGGTAGAGATTCAGTTAGCCCCGGAAGTCATGGGGCCACAGAACCATGATGAGAATCTGGCTGAGTATCTAGATAGCGATACGCTATCGATCATTGCTAACGAACTCGTTACCTATTTCCAAGCCGATAAAGATTCCCGCAAGGACTGGGAAGATACCTACATCAAGGGACTGGATCTTCTAGGACTGAAGATAGAGGACCGAACACAGCCATGGGAAGGAGCCTGTGGTGTGTTCCATCCCATGCTTTCTGAGGCGGTGGTTCGCTTCCAAGCCCAGTCGATTCAAGAGATTCTCCCGGCCAAAGGCCCGGCGATGACCAAGATTCTGGGGGAACAGACTCGGGATCGGGTCCAACAGGCCCAGCGCGTACAGGAATATCTCAACTACCTCATCACCGAGAGGATGAGTGAGTATCGGTCAGAGACAGAGAAGATGTTGTTCTCTCTGTGTCTGGCGGGATCTGCGTTCCGCAAGGTCTATTACGACCCGAACCTTTCCCGTCCAGCTTCGATCTTTGTTCCTGCCGAAGATTTTGTAGTGTCCTATGGCGCTTCAGACTTGGTGACCTGCGAACGCGCAACCCATGTCATGAAGAAAACTTCCAACGAAATCAGGAAGTTGCAGGTCTCCGGGTTCTATTTGGATATCGAACTGCCTCCTCCTGCCCCGGATACCAGTGAGATTCAAAGCAAGTATGACCGTTTAAATGGGGAGTCCAAGTCAAACTACGAACTGGACACCCGTCATACTTTGTTAGAAGTATTGGTGGATTACGACATCCCCGGTTTTGAGGACACCATCGATGGGGTTCCGACCGGGATTGCGCTCCCCTATGTCATCACGATTGATAAGTCATCCAGAAAGATCCTATCGATTCGACGGAACTGGTATGAGGATGATCCTCAAAAGAAGCGCCGTCAGCATTTTGTGCATTACACCTACATCCCCGGATTGGGTTTCTATGGGTTTGGGTTGGTTCACATGGTGGGCGGGTTGGCTAAATCCGCAACCAGTATCCTTCGCCAGTTGGTGGATGCGGGAACCCTCTCCAATTTGCCGGGTGGTTTGAAAACCCGCGGTCTTCGCATCAAGGGGGACGACACCCCCATTATGCCGGGTGAGTTCCGCGACGTAGATATTCCTTCGGGAACTCTGCGCGACAACATCACCTTCCTCCCCTACAAGGAACCCTCGGGAACCTTGTATCAGTTGCTCAACAACATCATTGATGAAGGCCGCCGCTTTGCTTCCCAAGCGGATGTGAAGGTGGCCGACATGAATAGCGACGCGCCGGTAGGAACGACGCTGGCTATTTTGGAAAGATCGATGAAGGTTCTTTCTGCCGTGCAGGCGCGTTTACACGCCTCCATGAAGAAAGAGCTCAAGCTTCTGGCCCAGTTGGTCTATGACTACGGTCCCACGGAATATCCGTATGACATCCCCGGCAAGGAACTGACCAAGGAAGATTTCGATGATCGCATCGATATCATCCCGGTATCCGATCCCAATGCGGGAACCATGGCCCAGCGGATCATGAAGTATCAGGCTGCCCTGCAGCTTTCGCAGTCTGCCCCTCAGCTGTACGACATGCCGCTTTTGCATCGCCAGATGTTGGATGCACTCGGCATTGCCGATGCGGATGAGGTGATCCCGGTCGAAGATGAAATGACCCCGGTGGATCCGGTTTCTGAGAACATGAACATGATCACCGGCAAACCGGTGAAGGCGTTTATCTATCAGGACCATCAGGCCCACATCGCGGTCCACATGTCCTTTGGCCAAGATCCCCGTTTGCAGGAAATGCTGCAGCAGGCCCCCGGTGCCGCACAAATGTTGCAAGGATCCATGCAGGCTCACATCGCGGAACACTTGGCCTTTGCTTATCGCCAGCAGATCGAAAAGCAATTGGGCGTCAAACTTCCCCCTCAGGACGAACCGCTCCCAGAGGACATCGAATATCGCATCTCCCAACTCGTGGCCCCGGCTGCGGAACAGGTGTTGGGACGCGCACAGGCCGAAGCTCAAATGCAAAAACAAATGCAGGAAGCTCAGGATCCTGTTCTTCAGATGGAAATGCAGAAGCTCCAGCTTCGCGCACAAGAAATCCAGCAACGTGCCCAGTCGGATATGGCCAAAGTCCAAGCCGATATGCAAAAAGCCCAGATGCGGATGGAGTCCGAAGAGGCTCGTCTCAAAGTGCAAGAGCGCATTGAAGGGGCGAAACTGGGTGTTGAGATTGCAAAGACCAATACCGAACAGGAGCTGGAGAGCAAGAAGATTGCCTCCAGCGACAAGGTCGAAGGCGCAAAGCTTGGTGTTCAAATCGCAAGGGATCTTCTGAATGCAAACCGCAACAACCCATCTGGACGAGGCACTTCGTAAAGCATTGCGAAGTCAGATGAACGATATGGCCGACCACATCTCGGGTGGCGGCTGTGTGGACTATGCCGATTACAAGCGTTGCTGTGGAGTTATCCACGGTTTAGCGATTGCTGAACGCGAACTACTTGATTTGTCTAAACAAATCGATAATGATTAAACGTAACAACATTGCGTAGTGCAATGCCACATGACTCCGGACATGCGTTTAAATCCGGTGCGAGGGAAATATGGAAGAAAAGACAGCTAGTCAGCTACCCAAACCTACGGGTTATAAGCTACTCATTGCCCTGCCTGATCCGGAGGAAAAGACGGAAGGTGGAATTCTCAAGGCTTCTCAAACACTTCAAGATGAGGAGATTGGGAGCATCGTTGGTTTCGTCATCACGATGGGACCGGATGCTTACAAGTCCACTGATCGTTTCCCTTCTGGACCTTACTGCAAAGAGGGAGACTGGATCATGATGCGTTCCTATTCGGGAACCCGCTTCAAGGTCCATGGCAAAGAGTTCCGTTTAATCAACGATGACTCGGTTGAGGGAGTCGTTGAAGACCCGCGGGGAGTAGCGAAGGCATGAGCGTAGATTCTTCACAGATGTCCAAAGAGGACAAGTTCTTCGGGGTCAATGCCCCGTTGCAGATTCCTGAGAAGGAAACGAAAGAAGTAGAGTCTGACTGGGAAGTAGAGGTCGTTGACGATCTTCCTAAGAAGCCTGCCAAGCAGGAAGCGAAGGAAGAAGACAACGATGAAGAGCTTTCTGACTACAGTGAGAAAGTTCGTAAGAGAATCAACAAGTTAAAGTACGAGCAGCATGAAGCGCAGCGTCAGCGGGAAGCCGCTGAGAAGATGCGTGAAGAGGCGGTTCGTATTGCCCAGCAGCTAACGGCCAAGAACCAGCATTATGAGTCTCTCATCCAACGCGGTGAGGGGGCCCTAGTGCAGCAGATCAAGTCTCGTGCCTCTTTGGCCTTGGAACAAGCCAAGGCACATTACAAAGAAGCCTACGAGCAAGGCGATGCTGAAAAGATTATCGCCGCACAAGAAAAGCTCCTGAACGCACAGACGGAGTTTCGGGAGGCTGAAAAGTACGAGAAGACTCTTCAATCTCGGCCAAAGCCCCAGACTGAACAGCCAGTTCAGCAACCGGTTCAACAAGTCCAACAAGCTCCGAAGCCCAGTGAAAAGGCAACGGAGTGGGCAAGCCGCAATCCTTGGTTCGGCCCCAAGGGGAATCGGGAAATGACTGCACTGGCTTATGCCGTTCATGAGACGCTGGTTCGTGATCAGGGCGTTAAGCCTGACACGGAAGAGTATTATGAAAAGATTGACGTATCCATTAGGACGCGCTTTCCAGATTACTTTGAGAAGGACGAAGAGGTTCAGGTCTCTGTCGCCCCTCAACGCAACCCTTCAACGGTGGTGGCCCCGTCAAATCGAAACAACGGAGCCCGTCCCCGCAAAATCCAGTTGACTGCCACACAAGTTTCCCTCGCAAAGAGACTTGGCTTGACCCCAGAGCAGTATGCCAAACAACTCATTAAGGAGAGTTCCAATGGCTGATGAGCGCAAAGTTCGTATTGATCGTGCATCTGAGTCTCGTCCTAACGATTCGTGGATGCCGCAATCTGCTCTACCGGTACCGGAGCCGAAAGATGGCTGGGTATTTCGCTGGATTCGTACTGCTTCACTGGGACGTTCGGATAACACCAACGTGTCGCGCCAGTTCCGTGAAGGCTGGGAGCCCGTCAAGGCAGAAGATCATCCTGAGTTGAAGATCATGTCTGACCTTAACTCTCAGTTCCAAGGGAACGTGGAAGTGGGTGGCTTGCTGCTATGCAAGGCCCCGCTTGAGAGAATGAAACAGCGTGAGAAATACTTTCAAGATCTTTCGGAACGTCAGATCGATGGAGTGGACCGCAGTTACTTGCGGGAAAATGATCCGCGTATGCCGCTTCTTAATCCGGAGCGATCAACGCGCACTGGTTTCGGACGAGGTTAATTCCTTATCTTCCACTTTTAGAGGTAATTTCAAATGGCTTCAGGAACTGATGTGACGGCCCCTTATGGGCTGAAGCCGATCAACCTGATCGGCGGTCAGGTATTTGCGGGTTCGACCCGTATGTACCCGATTCAGTACGGCTATGACACGAACATCTTTTACGGTGATTTCGTTAAAGTCGTGCGTGGTTCCGTGACTCGTGCGGCTATCGGTGCGACCACCGATTCGAACGCGGTCACGGGTGTGTTCTTTGGTTGCTCGTACACCGACCCGGTGACGAAGAACAAGCGGTTCAGCCAGTACTGGCCTGCTTCGACTTTGGCCGGTGATGCTGTGGCGTATGTGGTTGACGATCCGGATACCGTGTTTAAAGCGGCTGTCTGCTCGGCAACGACGGTCATGGCGTCGGGTGCGTATGCTCTCGTTGGCACCAACTTGTCGATGATCGACAACGCGGGTAATGTCAACACGGGTAACTCCAAGAACGCGATCCTTGCTCCGGCTGACACCCCGGCTACCACGATCCTCCCGGTTCGTTGCGTGGGCGTGGTTCCGGAGACTTCAATCAGCTACACCGCGACGGGTTCGTCGTCCAGCACCACCTTGACCCTCACGGGTTCGGGCGCTCCGGCGGCACTTCCGGTGGGAACCAGCGTGGCGTACTACGCCAGCAATGGTCAGTTGATTGAGACGGGTTCGTTCGTGGATACGGAGGCTTCGGCTGGTGCGACCTCCATCACCCTCAACGCGGCGATTGCCGTGCCGGGTTCGGTGGTGGCGATTCCGGCTGCTTCGACCGTTGTCTTTACGATCTACCGTGAGCTGTTGGTCAAGATTAACGTCCTGACCCATGGCTACTACAGTAGCGTTACGGCCTAAGGGAGTTAGCACAAATGGCTATTTCACGCGCACAAATGTTGAAGGAACTCCTGCCGGGGCTTAATGCGCTCTTCGGTTTGGAGTATGCCAAGTATGATGATGAGCACACGCTCATCTACGAGACCGAGAACTCCGAGAAGGCTTTCGAAGAGGAAGTCAAATTGTCGGGCTTCGGCACGGCCCCGGTGAAGCCGGAAGGTCAGGCCATTGCTTATGACAATGCTCAGGAAGCTTGGACTGCTCGTTACAACCACGAGACCGTGGCCATGGGTTTTGCGATCACGGAAGAAGCCATGGAGGACAACCTCTATGACCAGCTTTCGGCTCGTTACACCAAGGCTCTGGCCCGTGGCATGGCGAACACCAAGCAGGTCAAGGCAGCGGCCATTCTGAACAATGGCTTCACCACCTTCCAGTCGGGAGACGGTGTCACGTTGTTCAGCACGGCTCACCCCTTGGTTGCCGGTGGCACGAATGCCAACCGTCCGACCGTGGGCGCTGACCTCAACGAGACCTCGTTGGAAGATGCGATCATCGCGATTGCCAACTTCCAAGACGAGCGTGGCCTCTTGATTGCGGCCCGTCCTCGTCGTCTCATCGTTCCGTCCAACTTGATGTTCGTTGCCGAGCGCCTCATGGAGACGACTCTCCGTACGGCGACCGCGGACAACGACATCAACGCGATCCGGAACATGGGTGCCATTCCGGAAGGCTATGCGGTCAACCACTTCCTGACCGACACCAATGCCTTCTTCATCATCACGGACGTACCGAACGGCATGAAGCATTTCGTTCGTACCCCGATGACGACCGGCATGGACGGTGACTTCGATACCGGCAATGTTCGCTACAAGGCCCGTGAGCGTTACAGCTTCGGCGTCAGCGATCCGCTCGGAATCTGGGGTTCGCCGGGTTCAACCTGATCAACGTAAGTTGATGGGAGAGGGGCCTTCGGGCCCCTTTCTTTTTGTCCTAATATACTGTTTAATCAAGCTATTCCGGGGTTTACCAGCCCATCAGACAGACCCGGCTGACGACATGCAGACTGATGGGCGACTTGCATGTGAGGTTTAAATCATGGCTCGTACAACTTTCTCTGGTCCGGTTGCTTCCGACAACGGTTTTGAGGGCGACATCGCTGGCAATGTTTCAGCCACGGTGTTGACGGCAGTTTCCGCTACGCTTGGCAATGTGGTGTTCAGCAACGCCAATGCTGCTTCGGGTGCCGTATCGGCCCAGTTGGGTTATATCCCGGTTCTCGTCGGATCAACGACTGCCTACATCGCCTTGTATCAGAGCGTCACGGTCTAATAACGGGGTTCCCCCTATCGGAGAGAACTCATGGCGACCATTCAATATGATGTTTGGGCGGTAACACCTGACAGCAACGACGAGTATTTTCGCGCTTCTGCCAGCATTGCTGCGAGTGGTTCCATTTCGTTGTTGAACAACGATATGGGCTACAACGGAACTGGCTACAAAGTTTCGATCACCTCTGACGGCGCAGAAAGCGGAAAGGTCTTTACCATCACCGGAGTCAAGGTCGGTGCGGTGGGATACGACGGTGTAGTGACGGAGACCGTGAATGGTCCATCCGCCACGGTGGTGTATTCCAC